CACGGCAAAGCGCTCCCTCCCGCCGGCCGCCTGAACCGTCCTGTCCGTCCATTCCCGCCTTAGAACCTTCCTCGATCGCACCCGCAGCCTCGGTCGCAGAGAACACGGTCGATGACCCCGCCTCGAGCGCCGCAGCCCGTAGTGCGTCGATGTTGTCCCGTGCGTCCTTGCCCGTCGCGGCAACATTGGACATCGCCTGGTCGAAGTCCGCGAACTTCGAAATAGCGATGCCAAGCCCGACCGCCATGAGCGCACCGGCCGCCGCCGACGCACGCCCAAGCTGTTCGAATTGCTGCCTTGTTTCGGCGAGCTTCTGAGCCTCCGTGGCCGTCTCGGACGTGACCTTCCGGGCCTTCTCCATGCCCGTGAGGTAGTTCTGCATCTGGGCGGTCAGAGTGACCTTTACGACGCGCTCGGATGCCATGCGGGAGCCTCTTTCTGTATCAAGGCCCCCGGAGCGTGCTCTACGGGGGTATGGTGAGCCACATGAAGCGACTGGCAGGGGTAGCGCTCATCGCCGTGGGCGTAATGGCGATCGGCGCATTGCTCGCCGCCGGGTTCCTGCTGCCCTGGGTGCTGGCTGTCGCATTGATGGCAGTCCTGGCCGGCGCGGCACTCGTCATCACTGGTCGCGGCGAATCACCGAAAACACGAGCGACGGGTCACCCTTAGCCTTCGGGTTCTCCGTGTAGTACGCGTCTTGACGTGCCTTCAGCGCCGCCAGAGCCCAGTCCTTCTTGGGGCCGGTCGCCTCGAACGCGAACTGGTTAGCAGGGTCCATCGCTTCCACCAGCGGGATGCCGTGCGGGCCACGCCGCACATTCGCTGCACGACGCGACGCGATCAGTAGGGCGACGTCGTCCATGGACCATTCGGGTTCTCGCACCGTCACAGACCGGATGAGGCGCCCATCGTCGTCCCACTCGTACGTTGTGACCTCGGCGGGTTCCCACCCTGCAAGCCGCCGCGGCGAGACGCCTACTTCGCGGGCGAGCTCCGCTTCCTCTTGGGCGCGGAGGTTCGTGCTTTTCCCAGTTCAGCGATCCGCTTCAGAGGGTCGTTCTGGTTCAATGCCCACAACTGCGTCGCGATGAGTTTGATACTCGGGGACGGGAGGACATCGATGATCTCGTTCCAGGTCGCCTTGTCGAACTCGCCGTCATCGTCGATGAGCGGTTCCCCGGCGACGAGGATGCAGTCGAGCGGGTAGACGCGCGCGACTCGGTCGGAGTTGAAACCCACGTTTCCGTCGAGCGTGGATCCGGGTCGGGGTGGGCAGATGGCGGTGAGGTCCGCCCACACATGCCCAGCGACCCGCCCGAACGCGATGTCTACCAGTTCTCCACCGAGAAGCACCGATGCGACCGCAGGCTGCACCGCTTCCGCCTCAGCCTTCGCCTTAGCGATAAGTTCCTTCACACCCATTGTCTTCACCCATTTCCACCCATGAATGTGAACACCGGGCCGAGGCATGGGTGGAACCTCGGCCCGGTGGGCTTGAATCACGCGACGAGGGTGACCTGGTCCTGCGTGGGCTGCGTGAAGTAGAACGTGAACGACACCGTGTCCACACCGTTCTCCACGGGCGCGTCCGGGCGACGCACACCGACGATCCCGGTCAGAAGGTCACCCTTCTGACCCACCGTGTGCGTGGTGGCGTTGTCGACCGCGCGACGCACAAGGAACTGCGACTCAGCACCGGAAGCGGCCAGGGCCGACAGGATCGCGTCAGCCGACGCAGCATCCGTCGACGCGACCGCCTTGATCTCGAGCGATTCGGTGATGCGGCCGGGACGGGACAGATCCTGGACCATCGTGAGGCGCTTGTCCTCAACGGTCGCCTGCGACTTGCTGTGGTTCCAGCCGTCCGCCGTCAGGCCGTACGTGATCGCCGTGGCGGTGCCGCCATTGAGGATCGCAACGGACTTAGCGTTCGAACCGGAAGGGACATTGGTGATCCGCCATTTCCCATCGGACTGGGTAGAGAGCGGGGCACTTTCGAGGGCCATATGGGTATCTCCTTTGGTGTGAAGTCCTGTCGGAGACCCGCAGGACCGGGCACCGCCGCGGACTTGCGGCGGAAACAAGAAACGCCCCAAAACGGGGCGTAGAAGTAGATGGGAGCGGGAGCGCTATGAGCCGGCGCGACTCGTCCACTCGAACGACATATCGGCGTGATACAGGAACGGCTTCACCGACGTATCAGGCAGCACCCGCCCAGACGAACCCAGAGACACACGCGCCGGCTGACGACCCGCAATGGTGAGACCGTGACCGATCATCTGCGCGGCAACATGCGACATCATCTGCCGCACCGTCGCCGCAGTAGTACCCACCACCCGCACATCGTTCTCAAACTCGACCGTGCCCGCATATGTGGGTGTCATCGTGAACCGATCCTGCGGGAAATCCAACGGAACCGGCGAGTACTGGACCACATAGTTGTCACGGATCAGAGCACCATTCGCATCCAACCTGACCGTGTCATACACGCGGCCAGCGAGTCCCTGACCCGCCTCGATCTGTGTCTTTAGGGCGGCGTAGTATTCGTCGATCACAACGCCCCCTAGAGAATGTCTTCAGCGGCGAGAAGGATGCCCCTGATGAAGTCCGCTTCGTTCTTCCGGGCGGCATCCCTGCCGGCGTGTTGCGGCGCAGACCGGACCCCACCGTTGGCGTCTTCGACGAGACCGAACGACCCTGAGTCGCCAACGGTCGGTCCGATCTCACCCTCGATGCTGTGCACTGTCTCCTTCGTCTCGTACGTGATATCAGCGGCATACCCGCCCAACCCCGTACGATTCGACGCCGCCCGCCAATCACGCTTCACATTCATCGCAGTCACCTGAACGGCCTTACGAACATTCGGCGCGACCGTCTCTGGCACATCGCCGAGGTCCACCGTCAGACGCATCAGCTCCGAAAAGTCGAAGTCAATCCCGTCCGACATCGGGCTCGCCTTCATCGGGCGGACGCGTGAGGTATCGGAGTCGGTCGATGAGGTCTCGCCCACCCATCGCCTCAATGTCGGCCGCGGAGAGCACGTACTCGCCGGAACGGATGCAGAAGTCCATCAGCTCACCTCTTCAACCGGGATCCGCCAGGCCGTCACCTGCCCACTCGAGGGGCGCTCCGCAACACGGAACACACGCCCCACCAGACCGGCGTCCACCGTGGAGGCAGTGCAGCGAACGAACATGTCCGGAACCACCTCAACGGCACCCACCGCGACATGAACTTCACGACGCCCCAGCACCGGGAACTGAACCCCGGACTCAACGTCCTGCCCCTGCGTGTTCGCGGACTTGAACCGCCCCGCCACATCCGCCGCAACGATCGTCTCCACCGTTGTCGGCTCGAACGTGTCCGGGTCAGGCTCACCCTCCACGGACGTGAAGAAGTCGAACGTCTCCGTGAACCGCGACTCAGCCTGAGCACGCAGGAATGGCAGATTCTGGGCGATGTCGTAGCCGAGGTTCACCATGCGATGCACCCGGTATCAACATGTCCGGCGGGACGAATCGTGAACGCTGCGGAGTCAGTACCAAGGAGGCCGAGGTAGTCCCACCAGTCGTCCAGGGTGATCATGCCCTTGCCGGATTCGTACCGGCGCGAGGTCGAGCCGTCGTCGACAGCGACCGTGATCTGAGTGGCATCGTCCGGCTTCTTGACGTGGGCGACGACGGCCTTACGCACGGCGTAGTCGATCTTGGCCTCGTCGATTGGGCTGGGGACGCCAACCTTGACGCGACGTTCCTCGATGAGCATTTCTGCGTCGTCGATCCACATCTCCCACTGGTTCGCAGTGATGGATCCGCCCTCCGGCGTGACGACGCCGAGGTCGGTCGCGATATCAGCGGTGGTGACAGACATTGCCGACCCCTCTCCTCAAATGCGGTTACCCGAGGGGGTGCGGCACCCGAAGATGCCGCACCCCGAAGGGTTGATGCTCAGGCCGCGTCGTTGTAGGCGACGAACGCGCCCAGCGCGTCCGACTTCACGAAGCCGTAGTACGCCTCCACGAGCAGCAGAACGAGGTTGTTCTGGAACGCAGAGATCGTGGTGCCGTTCTCGTCCACGAACGACGCCTCGGACGACACCTTGATGGTGATGTCCATGCCCTGACCCCACGCCGCCTGCGACCAGTCGCCGCCGATCGCGCGGAGGTTGGTGTCGGAGTCGGGCGACTGCGCGACGACGACGGTGGGGTTGGTGCCGCCGGTCAGCGCGTGCGACGCGTTGATCGGGGCCGCCGCGCCGCCGAGGGGCGACAGGGTGATGGTGTACGGGCCACCCGCGGAACCGGAGACCGTCGCACCGGCCCACGGCGTGCCGAGAGCACGGACGGCGGTCTGCACCGTCGCCGCGGCCGCGTTATAGGCGAGCGCCGTGGTGGAGGCGCCACCGATCGTGAGCGTGAACGTGCCACCCGTGGGGGCGCCGGTGATGGTGACGACCTGGATGCGGCTGCCGGAGCGGCGGTACGCGCCCGACACACCACGGTTGTACGCGGCCGGGTACCCGATCAGGTTGCCGGCGTTGATGCCCTGCTGCGCCGAATCGACCCACAGGGGGCGACCCTGCGTGTCAGTCGACAGCTTCAGCGTCGGACGCAGACGCGGGTCCGCGGCGAACCCGGAGAAGTCGAAGCCGGCATCCACGACGAGCTTCTCACCGTTCACCAGGTCGGTGTACGTGGACCCTGCCGATGCCGCGGCGGTGCCGAGCTCGATCGCCGACGCGCCACGGAGCAGGTAGTCCGCGAACGGACCCGCACCACCCGTGCGGAGATCCTTGCCGTGGATCGCAGCGTGGTCGAACGCGCGCGCGATCGACACGGGAAGATCCTGCACCAGCTGGTCGTACAGACCGGCCGCATTGGTACGGACGACCTCGTCGGAGACCGGGACAAGGAGGGCGACCTTCTTGCCGGTCATCGTCTTGACGCCGAACGCGCCCGAACCGACCGGCTTCGCGCCACCCTCGGACACCCAGCCGGCGGCGGGGATGTCCATGGTGACCGGAATGGAGGTGTTCGCCGTGATCGAGAGGGGCACGCGGCGGGCGAGCTGCTGAACAGCCGACACCTCGTTCGTCTTCTCGAAGATGGGGCCGGTGACTTCCGGCGGGAGGAGCGTGGGTGCCACGCTCGAGAGCTGAGTAACCATGTGTGTTGTCCTTACTTGAGTTGTTCACCAATGAGCGCGGCGAATGCCTGCGCCGGGGACTGCTTCCCGACCGTCTGCTTCGGCCCCTGTGAGTGATCCGGGCGGGGCCCGGGGGGAGTGGTGTTGACGAGCGCGGCGAGCGCTTCCGCGTCGGCCTCGATCGCTTCCCGGTCGTCGCCCCGGAGCCGCGCCGCGAGGCTCGCGGGGATGCCCTTGTCGAGTGCGACCGCGTACCGGATCGCGTCGAGGTCGGACTTCGTCTTCGCGGCCCGCAGTTCGTCGGCTTCCTTCTTGAATCGCTCAAGTTCGGTGAGCTCTGCGTTGGCGCGTTCTTCCGCTTCGGCTTGCAGTGCTTTCAGTGCCTTCTCGGCCTTATCGGCGCGGGCGCGTTCGGCGGCGAGGGCCTTCTTGCCTGCGTCGCCGAGGTCTACCGGTTCCGGGTTCGGATCGGCTGCCTCGACGGTCGCCTCGGGGTTGTCAACGGTCATTGTGGGTTGCTCCTAAATCGCTCAGGAAGGGCCGCCCAACATCGCGGAGGGCGGGGGTCAGTGGGTGTCAGGCGAGGTACCCGTAGCGGGCGAGGAGTTCGCGTGCACGCTCGGGGCTGGATGCCATGGACATGATTTGCTCGGGCATGAGCCGCAGGGTTGAGGTGCGCCGGTACCGGTCACCCACACGGATCGTTTCGGTGAGGGACTGCCCGCGGCCCCACATTCCCCGGGAAGTGGTTCCCTCGGTGGTGGCGTACACGTTCAGGGGGGTGCCGTCACGTTTCGTGCCGATGCGGATCGGGCGGAGACGGGCCGGCGCGAACGTCCCATCGGGTCGTTTCTTCGCCGTCTTGTATGCCCCGCGACGCGCGTTGACCACCTTGATGGGGTCAGCGCCGAGCCGGATCGCTGCAGCGCCGCTCTTCGTGAAGATGCGGTCCTGCTCCGTCTCTGACAGCGAGGCGAAGTAGTCGTCCGGGGACCGGTGGAACCCCTCGGGTGCGTCTTCCTCGTCCACGAGCGGCATTGACGAGCATTTGCAGCCAGGGTGCCGGTCGAAGTCCGTCCGGTACCCCTTCACCCCGGCGAGGATCGCGCACCTCGAGCACGCCCCAGGGTTGATGACCCGCACCGAGTAGGTGAAACCCTTCCCGACCGCGACCGTCGAGTCTGCCGAGCGCCCCATGTCGCGGACCACAGTCGCCGCGATCAGGGACATCATCTGCGCGCCGACACGGAACGCCGCCGGGACAGCAACCCCCGCCCCGACGAGCTTCTTCGTGGCCGTGACAGCCCCATACAGTTCCGGGGCAAGCTCCCGGCCCTCGATCGTCACACCGCCGAACGCTTCCGGGATCAGCGTGGCGGGCTCGGTAGTCACATCCTGAACGGTTGCGATGGTGTTTGTGTACCTGACTGCCTGGCGGGCCGCGGTGACCTGAGCGTCAGCGACAGTGTCAGCGACCATCGGTGCGATGAACTGCCACCCCAGGTCCAGGTTTTGCGGGTCGAGGCGCCGGAAGAGCCGTGTCGCCTGTGCCGCCGTGGCGGCTGCGAGAGCGTCACGACGCTGCTGGTGGGCGTGTGCGACGTCAAGCAGGGTCGACATCGGGAAGCGCCAGCCCGTCGTTCAGCGCACCCTGCACGGCCGCGCCGAGCGCCAGGTCCATGTCGGCTTGCCGGCGGTCCTTCATGCGCTTGATGGTCTCCGGGGACCGCCCAAGGTCTTCCTGCGCCGTCTCCCAGTCGGTGAGACCGGCCTGGTACTCCTTGACGATCGCGTCAGTGACCTGGGCGCGCGTCGGAGTACCCGCGTCCACCCACAGGGTCTCCATGCGGCGGGCGTCCGTATTCCAATCGCCGTCCCGGAACCGCAGAACGAGCGAGTTCACCGCCTCCCACGAGTTCCCGAACGTCGTCTGCCGGCGCTCCGCCTTCTTGATGAGGCGGGTATCCCCGGCACGCTGCCCCTCAGCG